GTTTGACGTCCTGGTCATACATCTCTACAGCAAAGCTATATGAGCGTACGGCCTGGGCAACAGGGAAAACGGTTGGGAAGGTGTCAGTCGTTGATGATCTATGGAATTCGGTGAGGACCGCTGCAGCTTCACGATTATTATCAATCCATGAGGCTGTTGTGGGTAGCGTTAGATTTGTGGAGCCTAAACGGGCTACAGAAGCGATTGAATCATCTAGATTTGCTGGTACAGTTGCGGAAGCAAAACTGCCAGGTCGGGCCGTTGTGAAAGCCATACCATCGCTGGTATGGACGGCAAATCTGATGAAAGTATCATTCTTCTGTGTTGTTACCACGGGGTCAAATCTTGTCAGGACTTTGTGATCCAGTAAATAATACGCCAGCCAAGAGGAAAACCAGGTGAATGATCGCATGGGTGCAATCATTATCACTTGTCGGTGTCTACCAATTTGCTTACGTTCAACTGAATATGTAACAACACGTCTGGGGAATAATCCAAGAAACCACGTCGTTGCCATTACAGAATCTGAAGCATAGTCCCATAACTGGTGCTTGTACATTCCTGAGCCTTCAACATAGGTAGTCAACTCTCCTTCAGTATTGAAATGAAAGGAGGAGTTGTCCTCACCTATGGAGGTGGCGGTCTCAGGAACTACAGTATAAATCAGTACAGGCTTCACATGCCGGGAAAGGAAGTGTGGCATGTCCATGTAATAGTCGACATCAATTAGACTGAGGAGGTCATCAGGATTAATGACGTCTAATCGATTAGTGGTGTTAGTGTCCTTCACCCAATACCACTGCCGCGATCCGCGGGTAGCGGATTTACGTTGGTCTGATGCTGACATGCCAACATGATACGTCCCAGTTCCACAATATTGTGAAATCCTAGTAATAAAATGAATGGCAGCGGTGCGCAACGCGGCAGCTGTTGGATGAGTGTGCCCAGGGGTCGGGGGGCACGAAGAGGGTTGGATTTGGACGAAGGCGTCGCGTGCCAAATCCGATGCAATTACCGGATAAGTGGACAGAACTTCGCACAAGTAGCCAATGAAGATACGTAGGTACTTGCGAACAAACCTATATGCTAAGAAACATACTACAACAGTAGAGAGGAGAATTAGGAGGGAAAGGTAAGGGTGGCCAACAATTGAGGCAAACAACGAGGTGACAATTTTCGTAGGGAAAAACTCACTATTGCTTAGAGATTG